CATGCGCGGCGTATCCGCTTGCTGAAAGAGCAAATGGAAGACCCCTCCAATGCCTTGGAGGACGCGCAATGAGCGAGCCGCGCCACGCCATGATCTTTGAATCATTCGACGAGCCCGGCTGGTGGCTCCACATGGTTCCCGTAGCAGAAGGTGACGATGACCGAAGCCCCTTGGCTGCCGAAACCTTTGGGCCCTTCGACAGCATCAACATTGCCCGCACCTTTGCTGATCAAACTTTTCAAAACACTGGCTTCGTCATTCCCGTTTACGAAATGAGGAGAGACCTATGATCCTCGAACGGATGCCCAAGGCGTACCAGCAGGGCTACGCTGCATTCCAATGGGGCGACCCGGCCCACAAGTGCCCCTACGGCAAAGCTTTCGAGCTGCGCCAGCGCACCGAATGGTTCGCCGGCTACTGGGACGCGGACACGGAAATGAACGGGTTCAGAGACGCCGATGCAGATTACCCTTCCTAGCTATCTCTGTCGGGACATAACCATCCGCTATCTGCGCGAGCAGTACAGCGGACTGCTGGAGCTTTTCGATGACGTCAGTCGTGGTAAATGTGATTCGTCGGTGGCTGCGGAGATTCTCGTCTCCGCGGATAAGCTACTGAAAGTATTGGAGTATTTGGGCTCTGACGCGCAGTCGTCAGGATTAGTTCTTTCTGAGAACGAGCAACAGAGCTTGGTGAAAACATCTTATGAGTGACGACGGGTTTTCATGGCAAGTTGTTGTGCTGTTGATGATTCTGGGCGCGGTGCTCCCGATCATTTTCGGAAGCATTTTGCTGTCATGAGCTTTGGTCAAGAGCTGCTGTATTTCCTCCGCCGCGGGCTGCACCTCCAGTATCAAGAAGGAGGGATTGAAACGCCCGTTTACTATAAAAGGACTCACGGCTCACGGACCGACGTCATGCAGGGCATCGACGTCCTGCGCGCGTATTCGTTCAGCTTTGAGGACGGCCGATGAGCACGGTGAACATGATTTGCAAAGAGTGCGGCTCCGACAACATCTCTTGTAACGCCGTGGTCTTCTGGCGCCAGGGCGAGCAGCGCTGGTACGTCAGCGACGTTTCAGAGGACTGCTTCTGTTACGAGTGCAACGAGCGGCGGCACTTCGATGGCGAGCCGTGGACCGGGGACTGGGACCGGTGAGCTTTGAAGCAGAGCTGCGCCGCTATCTTTCGCGGGGCATCGACTTGCAGCACCGCAGGCTTGAGCGGATTCGATACCTCACCACCGGCGAGCCCTACCAGAACCAGATGGAGGAGCGCGTTAAGTGGAAGCAGGACGTCCCCTACAACATCCGCATCGACGCGCCAGTCCTTCCCGCTACCTGGGACATTTTGCCCGTTTATCTTTGAGGAGAGGCCATGAGCCCCGCAGAAATCGCCAGAGCTATCCAAACCCACCTCGCGACCAGCGACCTGGAGAACGCGCCGAAGCGCTCCCAGCTCGACAAGGACCGCCCCGGTTACGACCAACTCACCTTGGCCGAACGGCATTACTACTGGCCCCGGGCCATGTACATCACGCCGCGAGACGTTTTGGAAATGCGGGGATAGAAAAAGCAAAAGCAACCCTTTGAAAAATTCTATCAAGGAGAATTTCATGAAAAACGCAAAAGTTATTGAAAATCAGGCGCTTGAGGATCAGTGGAAGGCTCTTGATGATTTTGAAGATAAGCTTCTCGAAGGGATAGATGAGATGGCATACGCCGGCGTCCCGCCCTACGAGGTGGTGTTTTCTGCCATCCGCATTTTTTCCCACCTGTGCTTTGCAATGGCTCCGTCGGAGGAGGTCGCACGGAAAACAATCATGGCAGGGGTGGACACCGGCTTTGAAAAATTCAAGGAGGACGACGCAGCAATCGCAGAAGGAGAAGCTGTGTAGAGGTGTAGAGGTGTAGACCTTTTCTTAAAAAATCAAAAATTCCAAAGCCGAAGCCTAGGATTAAGAAAAGAAAAAGTTGGCACTACACCTCTACACCTCTACACCTCTACATCGCTACACGGGATAGAAAACGCAAATGCCACCCTTTCCCAATTTCTATCAGGAGAAACGCATGAATTCCTACGGCAGCATGGGCGACACGCTCAAAAGATCAGCCGGCTATTGCGGCGCCGACGTCGTGTACGCCCCAGGCTACGGAGCCCATGCCTTTCGGCTCACGGTTCAGGAAGGGACGCGGCAGGTTAGCGACGTCTTTCACATCGAAACAGAAACGGACCTCAACGCCGCGCTCAACGCCCTGCTCAAAAAAGCCACCCACTTTGAGTGAGGTGCCAACGCACCCGGAGGGCAACGGGCAGGAACCACCCCGGGGCGCGGCGCCGGCGAGTCTAACACGCGGCCATCGAAAATGTTTCATGTGGAACAATCGACCACGTTCTACGTGGAACATCCGGTGTTCCACAGCCGTTTGGCGCGATTTGCAAGTCGAGTTGGCGCGATTTGCAAGTCGAAAGGGCTTCTTTTCTCAGTCAATCCATGGGATAATATAAGAGTGGCTGGGGGGACCAGCCGCAACCCGCTATCGCGGGGCTCTTTAACAATCTGCTGCAAAAGGAAAACGACATGAGCAATCATGATTCGGACACGCCTCAATGGTTTGCCGGCGCTTGCTACACCGGGCTCGGCTTTGTCTGGGCTTGGGCAGAGACGCCGGAAGAGGCTCTCCAAAGACTGGTCCGTCGAGACGTCATCAGCGATTACCGTGACGACCATCGACTCTCGCTTTGCCTGTTCAACCCCGTCGGGTTCGACGGCGGGCCCCTGGACCAGTTCTCTTGGCCCTTCCTCCATTGGACTCCCCAGGGAAAGGAAGAGACGGTGAAAATTTCCCCGGTCTACTCCGTCTCCGTGGACGTTCCAAAGCTCCCTCCAATGAAACGCGGCGGCTACTCCGGCCTGCATTGGAGGACCAAGCGGAAGTTTGAGGCTGAGCTTCAACAGGCCGTTCAAGATGGTTGGGACAACCGCGAAGCTTGGGAGGTGGCAGCATGAGCGATCAGTCGAACGATCACGTGCTGCCCAACGGGTTCACCTTCCTCGCCATCACCAGCGGTTACTACGGATCATGGGCCAAGGCCCACGACCCCATCACCGCCATCAAAGAGGCTTACAAAGCTGAAGGCGGCCAGGGCAGGGAACTGGTTCAGGTGATCTACGGGAAAAGTAAAGAGCTGCACTGCACCAACATGGGCGGCTTTCAATGGGAACACGGCAACCCGCCCACCCCCATCGGACTCTTCATCGTCACCAGCCGGTCCATCAAGCCCGCAGGATGTGATGAAACCGACCCAGCTTTGAGTCAAGTCTATAAGGCCGACCATCTAGGATGGATGAAAGAGGTTCAGCAGGATATCGAATGGCAAGAGAATCGCCATCAAGACCGGCTGAAGAGGGAGGCGGCCAGGGAGGAGAAGGAGTCAGCGTAGGACACGGCCCCCGTTCTTCGGAGCGGGGGTCTTTGCCAATTAATAGGCGGCTAACGTCGCCCAAGAGAGGGACCATGACCTATTTGAGCAAAAAAGCGAGACCAAGATACAGCAAATATTCTACGGAAATTATGAGCCGTGAGCTTTCAGGCGCTGGATCGTTGGTGCTCGACTTCAACCCCGCAGATTTCGCCGGTAGCAAGGATTTTAAAATTTCAGAACTTGCCGAAATGCTTGAAAATTACGCATCTGATCTGCTTACAGATAATGACTTTGGCGCTGAGCATGCGCGTGAGTACGCGGAAGCTTTTTTGCGGCAGGTGAATTACCGCGCAATCGCACGCCAACTGTTGGAAGGGAGGGCGTGAAATCCGTTGATCTTCAATGACCACGGCCCCCGGTCTTCGGATCGGGGGTTTTTGCGTTTGGGGGCGGGGATGGTGGGGCGCGCATCAGGAGCCACGGATCACGGCCCTTGGTTCAAAAAGCCTTTCTCTTTATATAGACAGAAAAAGAAAAAATATAATTTTGCGTCAAATGGCCGTAACCGGTGTAACCGTGTAACTATGTTTTCTTTCTATATAATAAACAAGGACTTAGAAGGGATCGGAGGGATACTTTTTCGGTTACTTGACCCAAACCTAAAAGGTAACCACTCAAGAAGTTGCTCTAAGCTGCTGTTTTTATTACACGCGATAAAATGGAGACTTATCCCATGGCGAGACAAATCGCAGACAAGCGGGGCAATTCTACCCGGGTAGAAACTCGCGGACGTAAGAAATTGACCGTCGATAGCCCTCTGACCCCCCGTCAAGAGGCTTTTGTGCGGGAGCTTGTGCTGAAGGACGGCATGATTACGAAGCGGGAAGCGGCGGAGAATGCCGGATATGCCGCGGAGAGTGCCCCGCAGCGCGCTTACGAGCTTACAGACCCTAGGAAGCACCCGAACGTGGTGGCGCGCATAAACGCGCTCAGGAGCGAATTGGACGCCAAATTCGGTGTGACCTACGAGAGGCACCTGCGTGACCTCCAAGTCATCCGTGATCGAGCCCTGGAAAACGGTGCTTACTCTGCTGCTGTGCAGGCGGAGTACCGGCGCGGGCAGGCGCATGGCGATATTTACATCAGCAAGTCTGAAGTGCGCCACGGCAGTATCGACAGCATGAGCAAAGAGGACGTACTCAAAGCCCTGGAGGAAATCAAACGTGCCCAAGGAAACATCATCGACGTCACCCCGGAAGCCCCGGAAGAAGCCAGCCCGTCACACGATGCAGCGGACCGAAGACTCGCCGCTCCCGCTGGTGGATACGAGAGTGAGCCCTCAGAAGGTGCAGGTGAGGGAGAGGCAGCTCTGGAAGAATCTGAGGGATGGGACGCAGAAGACGAGGCCTGGGATCAGTCTGACGAGGCTTGAAACCTGGGCGACCCCCGGGGTGCCGGACGTCATGGCTTGTGACGAGGCCGGGAACTTCCATTTGATTGAGCTGAAGCACACTGGCACGGCCATCGTCGAGCTGCGACCGCATCAGGTGGCTTTTCTGACGGCTCACCGGCGGGCGAGCGTTTGGCTGCTGGTCCGTCGGCTGCACACCCATGAGAACCGGGAAACGTCAGAGCTTTTCCTTTATCGCGGCGCCCAGGCGCTGGACGTCCGAATGAATGGGCTCCATGTCGAGCCGGCCCTTTACTGGAGCTACCCGTTCGATTGGGAGGAACTCTGGGGGTTGATTAGCCCCATAGACTCGCATAGAGTCGCAGACGAGCCGCACGGGGCGGCCTAACTGGGAGAAGTGAAATGGCAAATTATGTGTGCAGCGTCCGCAGCAATTATGTGCGCGTGAAGGATGAGCAAGCGTTTAAGGACTTCATTGAGGATTTTGACTGCGAGCTGATCCGCGATACGGATGGGCGCGTGGGTTTTGTCTGTGGTCCTTGGGACGGGGGTGGGCCTCACAGTTACTCGGAGGAATATGGTGAGTATGTTCAGTTGGTCGATTGTGAGGAAGAGATAGGGCGTCACCTTTGCGAGGGTGAGGTCTTAGTCATCGAAGAAGTGGGCAGTGAAAAAATGCGTTACCTCGTGGGCATCTCTTACGCTTATAACCACAAAGGGGAGTGCCTTTTTGTCAGCATGGCTTCCGCGCTGCGCGAAAAAGTGGCGGCGGAGTGGGGCGCCCATAATGTTTCTGCCGCTGCGTATTAGGGGGAGTGAAATGACTAAGACCAGTTATGTTGTGCGAGTGCTGGACATGATGGTGCATCGCTGGAGTCAGGAGGAAGGCCAGGGTGAGTATGTTTGCAGTAAGTGCGGCTACGATGTGGGATGGTGGCAAAACGTCGAGGACGTTAAGGCCGAGCTGCCAGAGCATTTCCCCGGCATTGAGTTTGAGCAAGACGAGGACGGGTGCCTGAACTATTGCCGGACTGAAGACGAGAACGCCTGGGCCGACGAGAACGGCGAGTTTATCGTTGACTATGTGATAGTGGTCGAGAAGTTGCAGACCACTCCGGTCATTTTTGACGCTCTGCCCCAGGAGGCCGCCCGAAAAGAAACCCCTGAAAAATTCCCCAAACCGAAATGGATGGACGAGGGCGAGGCCAAGGTCATCCGCGACATGCTGACGGCCGCCGAGGATCGCGGGTATCAGGTGACCGTGATCGACTCAATCGAGGGCGACGGCGAGCGGGTGGTAAGTCGCAGCTCCGACTATGCCGAGGCCTGGGCGAACTTGTTCCACACTGACTCAGCCCTTCTGATTTTCTGGGACGGAGCGCACAACTTGGGCTGGGTAGAGTTGATTTTCAGCAACGGCCGCCCGGAGGAAGTGATTTCTGATCATGCCGACCGGACGGAAATTTGGGAGCTTATGCCACGGGAGGAAGAATGTTCTTATTGAAATGGCTTGCCGAACTGTTCTACGGCCGCGAGGCCGTGGAAAAGGCCCGGCAGCGTAGACAACCCAGGCGCCGGACGCGCCGCTAGCCCGAAGCCCCCGCCAAGCGCGGGGGTTTTCTTTTGGGAACAGGTATGCGATAAAACCTAGGCCGGCACGGGGCCGGCTTTATGGGAGAACTGACAATGATGACTGCAACGGAAAACAATCTGCCTCTTCCCGCTTGGGTTTTTCTTGAAAACAAGTTGAACCCGTCCGGCGATGAGAACCTTGCCACCGTGCCGGATGACAGGCTTCGTGAAGCTTGCGGGATCATCCCTGAGTTTTTCTTGAATGCCGTGATGGAAAACACGGAAAAGGCCGAAGGCCCGACCCTGGAGAATGTCAGCGAAGGCATGGATGCCGCCTACCGGTTTGGTGGGTTCAGCTATCCTTTTGAGGGCGCGGTATCGCCGGAGGGGGTCTATCATTCGCCCCATGAGGGGGATGAGCCCTTGCCGCCCCTGGTGCGCTTTGCTCACGGGAACTTAGAACTATTCATTTATCAATATGCGATTACTGCCCTTCGTGACCGTAGCACGGGGGCTTTCAAAGCAGGCCGCTTTGATTGACCGTCGCCGCTCCGCTCAAGCCCCGCCAGTGCGGGGCTTTTTTTTGCGCCGAGGTTATGGGATAAAGGGTATACGGCCGCACGGGGCGGCCGCATGGGAGAATTGAAATGGCACACATGGTTTTGATCGAAAACGATTACGGCGAGATGTTGGATGCCGAGATTTACTGCTCCGATTATTGCGCTCAGACAAGCGCCGATTATCAAGGTTGGCACGGCTGCAAGGAAATTAGCTTTTCGCAGCCTTGCGAGCACTGCGGCGATTGGATAGAGGGCTTAGATGAGTCGGAGGAATTCTGAAATGCCGAGCGCAACCGAACGCATGGGCGAAGCTTTCGCGGATTCCTTTTTGAAGCCCGAAGCTTTTCGGTGTGATGCCGATACCGAATTTATGCTGCTGGAGTCAGGCCTGGACGTTGAGCACGGCGCTATTTACGTGCGCCTCTCCGCTCCGGGGTTTCTCGACTGCACGGATTGGACCGGGCCCTTCGATACTCTGGACGCCGCCGCCGATGAATTGATCAGGCTTCATGCTGACGATTGATCGCCGCCGCTCCGCCGAAAGCCCTGGCCGTCGCCGGGGCTTTTTTTTGTGCCCGCGTTATGGGAGCATTCCCACATAGCCGCACGGGGCGGCTGACCATGGGAGAAATAAAATGGCTTTTATCGTAATGGCTCGCGATGAGTGCAATGAGGAATTCCGGCCGAGCTGCCGTCAACATCCTGACGAGGACCGGGCTTACGCCGAAATGGAGAGCCTTAGCCAGGAGTTTCCAGAAGCGCGAGGCTTTTGGGTTGAGGAAATGGTGGACTATCGGGCGCTGGCGCGTCGCCGGATTCAGGAGGAATACTGAAATGCAAAGCGCAACGCACTATTTCCATAAAATCACTATCCCCGGCCGCCGAAGCCGTTACAGCGCGTGGTGGGCGGGAAATCCCCTAGACACTAAAAGCGCCGCCGTACTGGTGGACGCCGAACGCATTGATAGCGCGGGCCGTGCCTATCCAATAACTGACGCGGAATGGCAAGCCCTCTTTTATGGCCGCTGGACCGCCCGGCAATCGGGTACTTTCAATGTGTGACGATTGATCGCCGCCGCTCCCCCGAAGCCCTGGCTTTTGCCGGGGCTTTTTTTTGCCCCCAGGATATGGGATAAAGCGCGCATGGCCGCACGGGGCGGCCGCTACTGGAGCACTTAACAATGAGCACCGCAAAAGATAGCACCTCAGAATTGCAGAGCATGGTGGACAACATCGCTCGCCAGCTTGAAACGGGGCAGACCTGGATCGAGGCCGAACGGGAGCCGGAGGACGGCGCCGCCGGCGATGAAATCATGCCGGCTTGGTGCTGGCTAGAGGACGTCCTAGAAATCCGCCGCCTTTCGGATCAGTACAGGGAATTCCACGGGGCGCTAATCCTTGTGGCCTTCGGCGGTCCTACTATTTGGATCGACACCGCCCGGCAATGCGTTGACGGGGCTTGGTGGGGGGACCGGGCCGAAGCTTCCTACCGTTGGGATGAAATGGGCCTGCATGAATACCTAGAGTCCCTTGGGGACGGGGAGTGCTGCCAATGACTCACGCCGAAATCATCGCTCGCGCTACCGCCGAAGCGGAGCGCCAGGGCTTTACCCTGGTAGCTATCCACGCCGTCCCGGCCATGGGGGCGGCCATTACCCTATGCCTAGCCCCGGGCTATCATCCCTGGGCCGTCCACCGGTTCAGCATTGTCCGCGATGCTTTGAATCATGGCGGCTACCATGCCAGCCGGGAGCGCGCCCTCGCGGAGTTTAACGAGCGCCTGGACGATCTACTGACGGCCGCCGCTGCGGCCTAGCCTTTTCCTTCGCACGGCCAGGGCGCCCCACGGGGCGCCTTTTTTTGTTCAGGCAAACCGGCCCCGGGCCGCGCCCCGTTCCCTTTCTGAAACCTACCGGCGAGCCCCGGGCCGTGGCCCAGGCCCCCTGGCCCGTGGTCCCTGGCCCCCGCTGCGCGCGGAAACAGCGCCGGCCGCCGGCCGTTTTTCGCCGCCGGTTGCCCCGTCCCGTGGTCCCCGGGCCGTGGTCCCTGGTCCGGTTGTCCTGGTCTCTATTGCATTTCGCAACTATCGCGCCCAGGGGCCCCGGCATATCGGGTCATGCGCCGAAGTGAGCGCACACTGACCCGCGGATCGCGCCGCGCGGCCCGCCGCGCGGGGGGACGGGTGCAAGGTCCATGTTTTTGACAAATATTCAGCAGAAAAACGATATGAGTATGTATATCCATACAGTTGATAGATAGTGCCTATTGAAGCGTAGTCAACGATTCGCGTTACTGATCGTCAGGTTTGCTAGAAAGTGGCAAATTTCGCCACTCTGGTGGTCAGATTCGCCAACCTTGATCTATGCGACTTTCTGTCATAGATTGCGCCAGGGGCCCCTGGAGGATTCCATGCGGATAGACGCAAGCGACGAGACCGTTCTGAAGCTGCAACTGCGCCTTGCTCAGTTGGAAAGAAACGAAGCCTGCCAAGAAAATTTTTTGGATTTTGTAAAAGCTATGTGGCCCGAGTTCATTGCTGGGCGGCACCATCACATCATTGCGGAGAAGCTTGAGCGTGTAGCGCGGGGCGAGCTGAAACGTCTGATCATCAACATGGCGCCCCGCCATACGAAGTCCGAGTTCGCCAGTTACCTGTTCCCGGCCTGGATGATGGGCCGCAACTCGAAGATGAAGATCATCCAAGCGACGCACACGACGGAGCTTGCGGTTAACTTTGGTCGGAAGACGAAGAACCTTCTGGACGCGGACGAGTACAAGGAGGTCTTCCCGCAGGTGAAGCTCTCGGCGGACAGCAAGGCTTCTGGTCGCTGGGACACGGCTGCTGGGGGCATGTACTACGCCGTGGGCGTTGGCTCAAACCTCGCCGGGCGTGGTGCTGATCTTTGTATTATTGACGACCCGCACTCTGAGCAGACGGCCATGTCTGCAAACGGTTTTGATTTTGCCTATGACTGGTACACCGGGGGCCCCCGGCAGCGTCTTCAGCCCGGTGGGGCGATTGTTCTGGTGCAGACCCGGTGGTCGGAGAAGGACTTAACCGGCCAGCTTTTGAGGGCGCAGGCTAAAGACCCCTTAGCGGATCAGTGGGAGGTGGTGGAGCTTCCTGCCATTTTTGATGATGGGACGCCGTGCTGGCCTGAGTTCTGGAGCATTGAAGACCTGACCGCGGTCCGCGCATCAATACCTCCCAGCAAGTGGAACGCGCAGTATCAGCAAAACCCTACTGGTGAAGAGAGTGCCATTATCAAGCGGGAGTGGTGGAACCGGTGGGAGAAGGAGTCCATTCCACAGTTGCAGTATGTGATCCAGTCTTATGATACGGCGTTTAGTCGGCGGGAGACTTCAGACTATTCGGCCATTACCACCTGGGGTGTGTTCTATCCGCATGATGGGGGCCCCCCGAACCTTATCCTGTTGGATAGTAAGAAGGGCCGGTGGGATTTCCCTGAATTGAAGGCGATTGCTCTTGAGGAGTACAAGTATTGGGAGCCCGATACGGTAATTGTAGAAGCGAAAGCTTCTGGTATGCCTTTGACCCATGAGCTTCGTCAGGTGGGCATTCCTGTGGTTAATTTCACGCCGAGCCGTGGGAATGACAAGGTGAGCCGGGTCCATGCGATTTCGCCCCTTCTTGAAGCTGGGATGGTTTGGGCCCCCGACACCACCTTTGCGGATGAGTTGATTGAGGAGGTGGCGGCGTTTCCGAACGGCGAGCATGATGATTTGGTTGATAGCATGACCCAGGCGCTTATGCGTTACCGGCAGGGCAACTTTGTGCAGCTACCTACGGATGACTGGGAGGACGAGAATAGCTCTGTTAGGATTCCAGTCTATTACTGACCCCATGCGAGGCCGGCATGGCACAAAGATCAGACGGGATCGGCGCCCTTCCTGCTGCCAATGATGTCCAGCGCGCTCTTTTGGCCCGTGAGACTGGCAACTATGTCATGACGCAAGCAGGCCCTGTGCCGGCGGCAGCGGCGGATGCGGGGCCTACAGAAGCTCAAGCTCTGAATTTCCTTGGTGCGATGACCGGCGCGGGTGGTTATGCCGACATGCTTGGCCAGTACCCCCAGATGCCTGCGGAAGACGTCACCGTTTCTGAAATGCTCCAGGGGCCCCCTGGCCCCAGCCTTGCGAAGAACATTCGCGAGGGGCAGTACCTTGACGCCACCCTTCAGTCCCTTGGCGGGATTCCCTTATTTGGTGCGGTAGCACGGGCTGGTCGCGGGGCTAAAGCCGCAAAAGCAGCCGAAAGCGTTCCTCCTCCAAAGATCAAAGCTTATCAAGGAGGCCCGACTGCTCATGATAAGTACAGCGATGAGTTTTTAGGGTCCGGCGAAGGGGCCCAGGTGTACGGTTCCGGGCATTACTTCGCGGAAGCAGAGGATACGGCAAAGAGTTATCGCGAACTTCTTGCTCGCCGGCAGCCCCCTGATCCAGAAAACAACGCTGCTCAGGACTACATCGACGCCTACTGGGATCCCGAAACCACTGATAAGGATGCTTTCGAGGAAGAGTTTATGGGGGACATCGTTGGGAAGGAGCACCATCTTCGCGACCGAACGATGACCTATGAGCTTCGCGACGGAAGCTTTCTCCAGTACGACATGAACACCAACGATTTCCGCTCCGTGGGGCCCAAGAAGGGCTTTATGTATGAAGTCGAGATTGATGCTGCTCCTGAAGAGCTAATGGATTGGGATAAGCGGCTAATAGATCAATCTGAGTACGTACAGAAGAAGCTTGGAGAGGCTGGTCTTTTAGACTACAAGGGTTTCCAGCGATACAAGAAAGCCGTCGAAAAAACAAAAGCCCTCGAAGAAAAATTAGCAAAAGCTTCCGATCAGGGAAGCAAGAATTACGGTTCTTTGGTCAAGAAAGTAACTGCGGCAAGAAATAAGTTGTCCCAGATGCTTGCGGAAAACCGGAGCAATGTCCGATACCCTGTAAATTTTGACAGCACGGGCAGGCGCGCCTACTACGGCTTTGGCCTTGAGCTAAGAGGCGAGGGCGCTCAAAAAGAAATCACGCGCCGTGCAGAAGAGGCTGGCATTAAGGGTATCCGCTACAGCGACGCTTATTCTCGCGGGAAAGAGCAGGGTACGTCTAATTTTGTGGTCTTCAACCCTGAGATTATTGAGATTGCCCGCCGCTACGGCATTGCTTTGCCTCTGGCCGGTGCCGTGGTTGCGGATCAGATGACTCTCGAAGATGCCATGGCCGCCCAAGAGCCTCGGTCCGCGGACCAGGGCACGGGTGGAATTGACGCTCTCCCCGAAGGACAAGAAGTGCAGCGCACCATGGACCAAATGAGATAGGATAATAGCGGACTATGCTTGAACCATAGCCCACGGCTCACGGCCCTAGAGGACAGACAAGATGGCTGAATCCGAGTTTCCGAGAGGCATGGGCGGTCTGATGGACCGGAATGTGCCGTCGCAGCTTAATGAGCAAGACCTTTCTGACGAGCTAGAGATTGAGCTTCCTGGCTCGCAAGAAAGTGTAGTGGCTTTGATGGCGGCTGATGGCGTCGGTTCGGTTGAGATTTCGCCCACGGAAGATGGTGGTGTGGAGATTGATTTTGAGCCTTCGGACCGTCGTGGTGAGGCCGAAGATTTTTATGCCAATTTGGCCGAGGAGATTCCTGATCGGGAGCTTGGCCGGATTTCTTCGGAGCTTATGGCGGAGTATGACTCGAACAAGGCGTCGCGGCAGGAGTGGGAAGATTCCTATGCTGACGGCTTGGAGCTGCTGGGCTTTACCTACGAAGAACGAACCGAGCCCTTTCGTGGCGCGAGTGGCGTAACTCACCCGTTATTGGCGGAAGCCGCCACTCAGTTCCAGGCGCAAGCTTTCAATGAGCTTTTGCCTCCTGGGGGCCCTGTACGGACCGTGGTGATGGGTGATGAGACGCCCCAAAAGGTGGCGCAGTCCCGGCGCGTGGGACAGTTCATGAATTATTATTTGACCAATGTCATGGAGGACTACACTCCTGACATGGATCAGATGCTGTTTTACCTGCCTTTGGCGGGATCGACCTTTAAGAAGGTGTACTACGATGAGGCGCTGGGTCGGGCTGTATCCAAATTTATTCCGGCTGAGCACCTTATTGTCCCCTATGAGACCTCTGATTTAGAGACTTGCCCAAACATTACGCAAGTTCTGCGTATGTCGATGAATGATTTGCGGAAGCGGCAAGTTTCTGGATTCTATCGGGACATTGAGGTGATCCCTGGGCAGAGCGCCCTGTCTGACATTGACGAAATCGTTGACAAGATTGACGGCACCGAGCCGAGCAACATTGATTACGACTGCACGATTCTTGAGTGCCATGTTGACCTCGACCTTGACGGCTACGAAGACATAGATGATGACGGGGAGCCTACGGGTATCAAGGTTCCCTATATTGTCACGTTGTCTTTGGATAACGGTCAGGTTTTGTCCATACGACGGAATTACCGCGAAGACGACGAGCTGAAGCGCAAGATCGCTTATTTCGTGCATTACAAATTCCTTCAGGGCTTTGGGTTTTACGGTATGGGCTTGATCCATACCATTGGTGGTTTGTCCCGCACGGCGACCGCAGCTCTTCGCCAACTTATTGATGCAGGAACCCTTTCTAACCTTCCCGCGGGTTTCAAAGCCCGTGGGCTGCGGGTCAGGGACGATGATGAGCCGCTCCAGCCCGGTGAGTTCCGTGATGTGGACGCGCCCGGAGGGGCCATCCGCGATAGCCTTATGCCGTTGCCCTTCAAGGGCCCTGACCAGACTTTGTTCAACCTTTTGGGCTTTGTGGTGCAGGCCGGTCAAAGGTTTGCCACGATTACGGACCTGAAGGTCGGTGATGGGAACCAGCAGGCGGCTGTTGGGACCACCATGGCCATGATTGAGCAGGGCACCCGGGTGATGAGTGCGGTGCATAAGCGCTTGCACTATGCCATGCGGCAGGAGTTCAAGATTCTGGCGCGGGTCATGAGCGAGTCTCTGCCTCAGCAATACCCCTATTCCGTGGCCGGTGCTGATGGCTCCGTGATGGCTGAGGATTTTGATGATCGGGTAGATGTGATCCCGGTCAGCAATCCCAACACCTTTAGCCAGTCCCAGCGCATTCTGCTCGCGCAGACCAAGTTGCAGCTCGCGGCCCAGGCTCCTGACATGCACAACATGCCTGAAGTGTTTCGGGATATGTATGAGGCTCTGGGAGTCACGGACGTTGATCGCTTGATGAAGGCGGTGCCGGAGGACGAACCACGGCCCACGGACCCCGCGCAAGAAAACATCGACGCCATGGACAATATTCAGTTGCAAGCCTTTGAGGGCCAGAACCATCAGGCACATATTATGGCGCACTTGGTTTTTGGGTCTTCTGGCATGGTGGCTCAGCTACCGAACGTGGCGATTGCGCTTCAGAAGCACGTGATGCAGCACGTGAAGATTGCTGCTCAGGAACGCGCGGCGCAGCAGGTGGCTCAAATGCAGCAGATGCCTCCTGAGCAAATGGAGCTTCAGGTTGCGCAGATGGAAGCGCAATTTATGGCCGAGGGTATGCAGCAGGTTAAGCAGCTTTCCGCGCAAATCTCTGGGGAAGGCCAGCAAGGGCCTGATCCGCTGGTGCAGCTCAAGCAGCAGGAGCTTCAATTGGATGCACAGGCTCAGCAATCGGATGCCGAGCTTGATCGTGCTAAGCTGGAGCTTGATGCTCAAAATCAGCAGATGCGGGCTCAGCAGTTCCAAGAGCGCTTGGCGGCTCAGGAGCGGCAAACCCAGGCACGGATTCAGTCTGCGATGGACAGGGAAATCCTCAAATTGCAGAACCGACAGTGAGGGTATTGATATGGCGAAGGTAAAGATTGTCATCAACACGCCGGGGCCCGCGGCCAAGGCTGTAGAGTTTGCAGACATCAAAGGTCAAGGTCGCATTCCTTACGGCAAGACTGCTGATGCGCCTATGGCGGGTGATACGATCAAAACTGCTACGGCTCGCGGCATGGGTGCTGCGAAGCGTGGTGGGAAATATATCACTTACTAACATGCCGCTTAAAAAGGGCAGCTCTGACAAGACGGTCAGTGCAAACATAAGCAAGCTTGTGGGGGAGGGGTATCCTCAGAAGCAAGCCGTGGCTATTGCATTGAACACGGCTGGTCGGTCCAAGCCTCAGCGGAAAGCCAAGGGCGGTGCGGTAAGAAAGCCAAAGGGTCGGGTGGTGAAAGGTTTTAGCCCGATTGCTCGTCCTCAGCGGTTTAAGGGAGTTTTCTGATGGGTGGCTTCAACGTCAATTTGCCCGGTTTTCAGTTCAACATGACACGTGAGCAAATTGATGCTGCCCGGGCTGCTCAGGGTTTGCCGCCAGTGCCTGCGCCACCCGACGTTCTACTACCGCCAGTGCCTGCGCCACCTGACGTTCTACTGCCGCCAGTGCCTGCGCCACCTGACGTTCCAGTGCCGCTGCCCCCTGTGGCTTCTCCAGCGAGTGACCCCACAATTATTCAGAGCCCGGTACAGGCCTTTGCTGGTAGCCCTGAGCCGATGGACGAGCGCTCAAGCATTGGCGAGGGGGTGGGTGCTTTCCTGTTAAACGAGCGCTTTGGTCAGAACATTCCGGTTGAACCGCGCGTTCCTGTACCGGCTCCGGCACCGGCCCCTGCTTTCGCCGCCCCAGTTGTGGATCAAGGTATCGGCGCGCTTACTGCTGATGACTTTGCTGCTTCAGGAATCCCTGGATTGGAGGGCTTTGATCCGGCCAATCCTTTGAACCCCGTAAAAGCTTCTGGAGCGCCCCCTGCGGATGACGGCTATACCCCGCCAGACGTAGCCGGCCCGGCCTTTGTTGGGACGCCGCCCATTGGTTATCAGGGCGGTGGTGGAGAGTACGATCCCCGAGACGGGTTCACAGAAGAGGATCGTTTAGCAGAGGAAGCTTTTTATTCGCAGCAGCGACCCGCGCCGCAAGAAAGGGCGGAGCCTGTTGCTCCCGCCCCTGAGCCGATAGAAGCCCCGCCCGAAGATTATACGGAAATCCCGGTTGTCGATGACACAGAGGACACAGAGTCTGCCCCTGCCCCTGAGCAGGCAACTCAGCCCGAGATACTGCCGTATCAGCCGGTTCCGTCAGCAGTCTCGGATGATCAGCCCGTGATACTGCCGTATCAGCCAGTTCAATCATCAGTCCCAGACGATCAGCCCGTAATACTGTCGTATCAGCCGGCGTCGCCTGTCTCGACCATTCAACCAGTGTCGATGCGGTTCGGGGGAGTGCCGGGCGGTATGCAGCCAACCTACACTCCAGCAAGCCAGCAAATGGTTGACCAAATCTTATTGGAAGAACAAGCCGCAAACCCCTTTATGAACCCGTACTTACGAAGTGGTCCCTTCGCCGGGGGTTGATTTATTCCTATAAAAATCAATAGCTAAGGGTTGCTTAGGGGCAAAATTGTTCTGATATAGTCGCCTCCTCAATGGGTTTGTGAAGGGGGGCGGCATGTGGTTGATCCAGTCTCCGCGTTGGCGGCTGCCTCTGCGGCCTTCCAAGCGATCAAAAAAGGTTTCGAGGTAGGAAGAGACCTTGAATCCATGTCCATGGACATTGGTCGTTGGATGGGCGCCGTTCAAGACCTGAACGATGCCGAAAAGAAAGCAAAAAACCCCCCTTTATTCCGCTCCATCGTAAACAAGACCTCTGTCGAGCAAGAGGCCATGCAGGCTTTTGCGGCCAAAGCCAAAGCCAAGCAGATGGAAGATCAGCTTCGTGAGTACGTCAAATGGACTCATGGAGGTAATGCTTGGAATGAAATCTTGGCAATGCGCGCCAAGATACGTCAGGAGCGAGCAGCCGAAATAAAAGCCCAGGCAGCCCGGCGCGCTAAATTCAAAGAGCGTTGCGTTGCTGTAATTGCGATTTTGTTCACCTTTGCGGTAGGCTCTGCCTTTATATGGGTAAGTATTAAATTTCTCTTAGCTGCCAAGGGCATAAAATGAGCTTTGATGCGATAAAGAATCTGGTCGGGGCCGTAGCGCCTACGCTTGGGACTGCCCTCGGTGGCCCTCTTGGTGGTGCAGCGGCATCAGCCATTGCAAGCGTCCTTGGTTGTGAATCAGATGAGCGCAGCTTACAGAAAGCGTTAGCTCAGGCTACACCGCAGCAATTGACCGAAATTAAAAAAGCAGAGCTTGATTTTGAAGCTCGGATGAAAGAGTTGGATGTAGACATCTACGCGCTTCAAACGGCCGACACCGCGGATGCGCGTAAGCACTTTGCGAAAGACTGGACAGCACGTTTTCTGGCAGTGTCTCTTTGCCTCCTGTTTGCCGGCTACATTCTATTGGTCACGATTCTTCCCCATGATCGTAATACGGATGCAATCATTAACCTCATCCTGGGCAGCATCACGGGGTCATTCAGCACAGTGATCGCATTCTACTTCGGATCAAGCCAGAGGCAGGACTGATATGAAGGATAGGATGAAGACCAGCAATGAAGGGATTGAGCTTATCAAGCACTTTGAAGGCTGCCGTCTTGAAGCGTATCTATGCCCTGCTAGTGTATGGACTATTGGTTACGGCCACACTTGTGATGTTGGAGATACTGACGTAATCGACCAAGAAGCAGCCGAAGCCTTTTTGATTGAAGACCTTGAAGAATTTGAAGGCTATGTCAATGACATGGTTAAAGTGCCGATAAACCAAGCTCAGTTTGATGCTTTGGTAGCTTGGGTATTTAACCTGGGCCCTGGTAATTTTAAAGAGTCTACCCTTCTGAACCGTATCAACTATGGCCCCATATCAGATGTCCCCTTCCAGATTCAGCGCTGGAACAAGGCCGGGGGCCAAGTTTTAGAAGGCCTTGTAAAGCGCCGTGCAGCGGAGGCTGCTCTATGGGAAGGGAAAGATTGGCGAGAAGTTGTTTGATCTGAGAATAATCATAGCCCGTCCCATATAATCCATGTTAGTCTGCGCTTACTTTCTTACGTTGCATGGTGGAGTATGGACGAAATTTATTTCGCTGAAGCGGTGTTTAGAATCATCCGCGAGCGGCGCCAAGCAGTAACCGATCTTTTGATCTACAAGCACGTGAAAGACATGGAAGACTACCGCGAGTTGACCGGCAATCTGGATGCCCTCAACTACGTGGAACAGGAACTCAAGAGCCTGCTAGAAAAACAGGAGCACAGCGATGACTGAACCAGCGGCTGCCGTCGAGGCGGCGGAAGAAGTGGCGAGCCTCGAAGAGGCTTATGTTGAGCCCGAGAAGCGGGTTTTGAACCCCGAAGCTATCGGAAAATCCCTCCTAGATCGTATGCCCAGCCCAACGGGTTGGCGAATCTTGATCCTCCCCTACCAAGGTAAAGGCAAGACCGAAAGCGGTCTTTACCTACCTGACGATGTGGTGGAAAAAAACAAGGTATCCACGCAAGTCGGCTATGTGCTCAAGGTCGGCCCCCTGGCTTACAAGGATTCAGAGAAGTTTCCCTCTGGGCCCTGGTGCCAGGAGAAAGACTGGGTGATGTTTGCCCGGTACGCCGGTAGCCGCTTTGCCATTGACGGGGGTGAGGTTCGCATCTTGAACGATGACGAAATACTTGCCCGGATCATGGACCCTGAAGACGTTCTGCATTACTAGGAGGCGATATGTCTGAAGTAGACAATCAAGTAGACCTTGATTTTGGGGATGCTCAAGAGACGGAAGTCGATATTTCGGAGCAAGATCAGAGCCCCAGTCAGGAAGCTGCTCCCGCGGAACCTGTGTCGGTTGAAACTGATCAGGAAGACAACTTTTCAAAAGCTGAAACGGCGACGCAAAAGCGCATAAATAATCTTACGAAGCGTATGCGTGAGGCAGAGCGTCAGCGAGAAGAAGCCCTTCGCTACGCGCAATCTGTACAGACGGAAGCTCAGCAAATCCGCCAGCGGATGGAAGCTTTGGACACCAACTATGTGTCTGAGTACACCAATCGTGTCCAATCCCAGACTGAATCTGCTGAAAAAGAGCTGACTCGCGCCATGGAAATGGGCGACACCGCCGCGGTTGTCGAGGCTCAGCGCAAGATTACTGCTCTGGCTATTGAGTCAGACCGTGCTCGCCAAGCTCAGATTCAGCAAGAGCGCTATCGTCAGCAGATAGAAGCTCAGCAGGCGCAACAAGTGCAGCAGCCTATGCCGCAGCAGCAGCCCCGTCGGCCTGATCCTAAAGCCGAAAATTGGGCGGCTCGTAATACGTGGTTTGGCCAAGATGAGGCCATGACCTATGCTGCTTTCGGTATTCATAAAAAACTGGTTGAAGATGAAGGGTTTGACCCTCAATCGGACGATTACTATACTGAATTGGATCAACGTATCGCGTCGGAATTCCCCCATAAGTTGGGCGCTTCGACGCAAAACGACAGTAATCGACGGCCCGCTCAGACCGTCGCTCCTGCTAGCAGGGGCAATACTGGGCGCAGAAGTGGGAAATCGGTTCGTCTCTCCCCGAGCCAAGTCGCTATAGCGAAGAAACTGGGAGTGCCACTGGAAGAGTACGCTAAGTACGTGAAGGAGTGAGCGGAATGGACGAGTTAACGAACGATATGGAGTTCAGCGGGTCCGTTAAGCGCACTTCTCGCGCTAAACAATCTCGGGAGAAAACGGCTAGGCGTAAGCCGTGGGCTCCTCCATCAATGCTGGATGCACCGCCTGCCCCTGACGGGTTCAAGCATCGTTGGATTCGTGCGGAAACGCGCGGTTTTGATGATCGCAAAAACGTCAGTGCCAAGATGCGCGAAGGATGGGAACTAGTCCGTCAGGACGAGTACCCGGATTTTGAGGCACCTGTGGTTGAATCAGGTAAATACGAAGGTGTGTTTGGGGTTGGTGGTTTGCTTCTTGCGCGGATTCCCGATGAAACCGTCGCGGAACGCACCGCTTATTTCAATCAGCGTAGCGCTGATCAAATGGCGGCTGTGGATCACGATATGATGCGCGAGAACGCACACTCCACGATGACGATTAGCAAGCCTGATCGTCAATCCCGTGTAACTTTCGGTGGTTCTCGGAAATAGGACCACATAGGAGACTTAAGTCATGGCAAATGCTAATACTGCCTTTGGTCTTCGTCCTATCGGCCTCGCTGGCAGCGGCGTGAACTCGACTGGGGTTACCCAGTACGAAATCGCTTCTGACAACACTAATGCTATCTACCAGTACGCCATTGTCGTTCCGCTTGCTGCGGGCGTCATTGACCAAGCTGGGGATACGGCTGGCGGCACTACGCAAGCCCTTGGTGTGCTGATGGGCGTTGAGTATCAGGACTCGGTTCAAAAGAAGCCGGTTTTCATTAACTATTGGCCCGGGGCCAACTCCGTGAGCGTTGACACGAACTTCCCTGTCAAAGCTTTCGTTGCTGATAACCCCAACCAGCTCTTCAAAGTCGCTAGCGATGCGAGCCTTACGGACCGTGCTACGGCCCTGGCAACCGTCTTTGCTAACGCTTCGCTGGGTACTTCGGCTCGGTCAGGCTCCACTAGCACGGGGTCTTCTAGCGGCGCATTAGGTGTGTCCACCGTCAATACCACGGCAACCCTGCCGCTGCGTATTGTGGGCATCCTTGATGATGAGGCCAACAGCGACTTTACCGCTGCGGGCATCCCGTTGATCGTGCGTCTGAATGCCCATTTCAACGCTGCCACCCGTCGATTTGATTCGCAGACCACTGCGGATTCGACCGGTATCTAAGGAGGCTGACAAATGGCGATTTCACGCGCACAACTAGCTAAAGAGCTGGAGCCCGGACTCAACGCCCTTTTTGGCCTTGAGTACAACCGGTACGAGAACGAGCACTCTGAAATCTTCGAGGAGGAGTCTTCGGACCGCGCCTTTGAAGAAGAAGTGATGCTTGGTGGCTTCTCTACGGCACCTGTTAAAGGCGAAGGCACGGCCATCACCTTTGACGACGCCCAAGAGACCTACACTGCCCGCTATCAGCATGAGACGATTGCTCTCGCTTTCTCAATCACGGAAGAGGCCATTGAAGACAATCTTTATGATCGTCTGGCATCTCGGTATACGAAAGCGCTGGCTCGTTCCATGGCACAGACCAAGCAAATCAAGGCGGCGGCGATTCTGAACAATGGCTTCAGCACCGCTTCTCCGATTGGCGACGGCGCTGCGCTTTTCTCCGCTGCTCACCCGAGTCTTTCGGGCAATCAGCGTAACCTGCTGTCCACGGCTGCTGACCTCAACGAGACTTCTCTTGAGCAGATGCTGATTGACATTGCAGGGCTCACGGACGAGCGCGGTCTGAAGATTGCTGTTCGCGGCACGAAGCTGATCATTCCGAAAGAGCTGCAATTCGTTGCAGAGCGGGTGATCAACTCCAACCTGCGCTCTGGCACGGCAGACAACGATCTGAACGCCATGAAGTCCATGGGGATGCTTCCTGAAGGTGCGGTGGTTAACCACTTCCTCACCGACACGGATGCCTTCTTCATCAAGACTGATGCGCCCAACGGCTTCAAATACTTCAACCGTTCGCCCATCAAGACGGCAATGGAAGGGGACTTTGACACCGGTAACATGCGCTTCAAAGCGCGCGAGCGTTACTCGTTCGGCGTGTCCGATTGGCGTTGCGTGTTTGGCACCCCGGGTGCTGCATAAATCATCTTCGGATGGTTTTGGAGGGGGCCTTCGGGCCCCCTTTTTATTTGCGTTGGTTTTTGTGAAAGAGTATAAAAGGGCTTGATCCCTGACAGGCTCACCTGAGTCTGACACTAGCCACGACAGGAGATTCTCAATGGCTAACACCACCTTCAGCGGTCCGGTCCGTTCTGAAAGTACCTTCAAAGCTGTCAGCAAAAACGGCACCACCGGCGCCATCACGGAAGTTGCAACCCTGGGCGACGGTCCCGTCAGCTTGGCTGATGGTAATGTGACGCTGACAAATGCTACGCACAGCGGCCGGATTCTTCTTGTCCCAGACGGTGGGCAAGACAACACCTACACCCTGCCGGCTCCCATTGCTGGTTCTATCTTCCGCTTTGTTTATGCAGGCGGTGCGGCTGATGCAACCGATGCCTTGATTGTTACCCCCGGTAACACCAACTTTTACATTGGTGGCGTGACTTTCCTTGATACGGATAACGAAGTTAGCGCGGTGTTTTCTGACGGAAACTCAAACTCCAGCATCCAGATCAATGTCCCTGCTGGTTTTGATGTGACTATCGTTGGTCTCAACACCACGAATTATCAGATTTTTGGCACTGTCACGGGTGCGACCGCGCCGACATTTGCCGATCAATAAACGGAGGCGGTCATGGCTGATGCCGTAACGACTCAGACCATTATTGACGGCCCTCAAACTGCTGTCATGAAGTTCACAAATGTGTCCGATGGCACTGGTGAATCGGCGGTCACTAAGGTTGATGTGTCTGCACTTAGCGCAAGCGCTGATGGCGACACCTGCACGGGTGTTGTCATTGAGCGTTTGTGGTGGCAGTGCATTGGCATGAAGGTGCAAATACTTTTTGACGCTTCCAGCGATCAGTTTTGTATTGAGCTTGGTGAAAACCAAAGCGGCAACCACGACTATACGATTTTTGGTGGTCTTACAAACAATGCTGGTTCTGGAAAGACTGGTGACATCAACTTCACCACTATCGGGGCGTCTTCTGCGGACACCTACACGGTAATCATGTACTTGCGCAAAAAGTACAATTAAGGACTCGGCCATGGCCCGTGAATCTTGCTCAAAAACTTGCCTCGTAATCAGCCAGATTTTTGAGTTTTCAGGTTCACCGGGCCGTGATGCCCTCCTGTTGGGTGTGAATTGATGGCGACAACCAAAGATGTAAAGAAGCTGCCTTCAGGCCGAATCAAGTACAGGGGTGAGACTTTTGCCGGATACAATAAGCCAAAGCGCACCCCAGGAAAGTCAAAGAAGTCCGCTGTTCTTGCCAAGAAAGGCTCAGAGATCAAACTGGTCCGGTTTGGCGACCCAAACATGAAGATCAAAAAGAATCAGCCGGGCCGACGAAGCAATTTCCGAGCGAGACATAATTGTGCCTCAGCAAAAGACAAGTTCACTGCGCGCTACTGGAGCTGCCAAGCGTGGTAGTAAGAAGGTGTCTGATCCTTCTCGCTTGACCACAAAAGATTTACTCGCCCTAATTGAAAAGCATGAGGCGGAGTGCAGTTTGCGGTATGAACGCATTGAAGAAAAGTTAGCCGAAAACAGTGATGCGATTGAGAAGATGGACAAAAAAATCGACAAGTTTGACGGCAGGCTTTGGGCTATCGTGCTTGCGGTGTTTTTGGCACCAATCTTTACCGTCTTCTTGACCAAGGTGATGGGAGGTTTCTGATGGCTGCTGTGCGGACTGGTCCCAAGCCTAAGAAAAATGACGTCACTTATTTTCGCAAAGGCGGTGCTGCGTCCAAGAAAAGTAAAGGTAGTAAGATTTGTCCTGAAGGCAAAGCCTGGGCAAAGCGTACCTTTGACACATACCCCAGCGCCTACGCTAATCTGGCAGCATCTAAGTATTGCAAAGACCCTAACTACGCCAAGAAAGCCAAGGGCGGTAAGCGGAAGGGACGTTAATGGGCAAACTACAGGACTGGCTAGATGAAGGATGGGTACGGATTGATAGCTCAGGCAACATCGCGGGTCCGTGTGGGACTTCAAAGGATAAGAAGAACCCAGATAGATGTCTGCCTCGCCGCAAGGCGCAAAGTCTTAGCAAGTCTGAGCGCGCTGCGACAGCTCGCAAAAAGAAGCGTGAAGGCGCTAAAGGGAAACAGGTTGTGGCAAATACTCCAAAAGCGCGGGTAGTTCGGAAGCGCAAGGGCGGTGTAGTCGCCCGGGGATGCGGCGCTATCATGGAGGACCGTCGAAAAGTTACCAAAGGCTCGGTCACGCGGGTATGAGGGCGGCAGCCTTCCTTACGGGCGACGAGCGCAAGATTGCGGAAGAAATCCGCGAGTGGTCTGCCTCTGTTCTGGAGGTGGAGAACGAGTTCTTCAACAACCTACCGCCCTGTCCTTACGCGAAGAAAGCTTGGCAAGACGAGCGCGTAGGCTTCAAATTCAAGTATGAAAACAGCTACCAAGAGCTATACGCCTGCCTATCTCAGTGGGAAGACACGCTGGACGTACTTTTAGTTGTTGATCGCAACTATGATCCAGATGCCGAGCGTTTTCACGAATATCTTGATTCATTGAACGAAGCTATCGCAAACGGGTTTTTCATAGACCGTGACTTTTGGGTAATGGGGTTTCACCCAGACGACGAGCCAAACGAATACTTGGACGACGAATCCTTTACCCATGTCATCGACGAGCCTTATGCGATAATCTTTTTACAGCGTCTTTCGGCTGTTCACGACGCCGCAGACAAGCTAGCTAAGAACGGCTACTATGATACTTACTTTGATGAGTATGATGTTGAAGACCTTTTTTCCAAACGAGCAGAACTTTACAGGAGACTGAATCATGGCGATGAAGCCGCGTAAGATGATGCGAGGTGGTGCTCCCAAGAAGATGCGTGGGGGCGGTGCTCCTAAAAAGATGCGCGGGGGCGGTATGGCGATGGGTTCCCAAATGAAGCGCGAAATGATGAAGCCCGATATGATGGCAAAGGGCGGCATGACCGTTGCTGATCTTCGCAAAGCTGCTAAGGCCAAGGGCTACAAGCTGGTCAAGTCTGACTAACGATGGCTACTTCGGGCAGCAAAGATTTTGAGCTAGACGTCTCCGATTATATTGAGGAGGCGTTTGAGCGTTGTGGGCTAGAGGTTCGTACCGGATACGACCAAAAGACCGCAAAGCGTTCGCTCAACCTGATGCTGGCCGAGTGGGCCAACCGCGGTCTCAATCAGTGGACTATCAAAAATCGCACTGTGACGATGATTGCCGGGACGGGCAACTACACGCTAGATGCCGATGTCATCGACGTCTTATCTGTGGTTGTCCGTCGCGACAACACCGATTTTGCCCTGGAGCGTTTGTCTCGGGATGAATACTTATCCATCCCCAACAAAACCACGCAGAGTCGGCCGAATCAGTTCTTCTTGGATCGTCAAACCACGCCTGTTCTGAAACTTTGGCCAGTGGCCGAGAACAGCACAGACGTTGTGATCTTTGATTGCTTGACGCGCATGGACGATGCAGACACCTACATTAATACTGTAGACATGCCCTTTCGTTTTTACCCTTGCCTTGCTGCCGGCTTAGCCTATTACATTGCGATGAAGCGCGCTCCCAACCGCATACAGCTTTTGAAGTCGGTGTACGAGGAAGAGTTTGAGCGCGCCATGCAGGAAGACCGGGACCGAGCGTCCTTCAACGTCGTGCCGCAAAATAATTATTCGAGGACAGCCTGATGGCCAAGTTTGCTTCCGGCAAATTGGCCTATGCGATCTCTGATCGGTCAGGCCAGCGCTATCGCTACAAAGATATGCGAAAGGAGTGGAACGGCCTTCTTGTTGGAAAAGACGAGTTTGAGCCAAAGCACCCGCAGCTAGGGCCCTTTCGGCGGGTGGTGGACCCGGAAGCGTTGCGTAACGCGCGACCAGACCGTGTTGAGCCACTTAAAGTGTTTGTTTGCGTACCCACGGTGGAGCAACCGACTCCTCGACCCACCGTAGTATATGGCAAGGTCGGTAGCGTAACGGTGACGACATGAGCTTTACATACAGTTCGCTGAAACAAGCCATCCAAGACTACGCCGAAAACGACGAAACGACGTTCGTCAATAATCTCCCGACGTTTATCAAAAATACAGAAGAGCGCATTTTAAAAAACGTGCAGCTCAGCCTGTTTCGTAAAAACGTCAGCGGTTCTATGACGGCCTCCAACAAGTTCCTTGCAGTGCCGACGGATTTCTTGGCTCCGTTTTCGCTTTCATTTACAAACGCGAGCAGTGAACAAGTCTTTGTCGATTTCAAAGACGTTGATTACGTGCAGACTTTCAACCCAAACCCAGCAACGACGGGTCTCCCCAGGTATTACGCTGTTTTTGATATTGACAATTTTATCCTGGGGCCAACGCCGAATAGCTCATTCACTTCTGAGCTGCATTATTACTACCGGCCGGCAAGCCTTACGGCAGGCGCCGAATCGGGTACAACTTGGCTTAGTGAAAACGCATCAGTGGCAATGCTTTATGGCTCCCTGGTGGAGGCTTACACCTTCATGAAAGGCGAGCAAGACATGATGCAGATGTACTTCCAAAATTTCACTCAAGCTCTTGGGTCGCTCAAGCAGCTTGGCGAATCGAAGGAAGTCACAGACGAGTATCGGACTGGTAAAATCATCAGGCCCAAGCAATGAAAATAGACCCCATACAGTTCGATCCTGAGTTTCAGGTACAGGTAAAAACCACGGAAAACCGCGGTCTTACCCCAGAAGAAGTGGCAGAGCTGTGTGCGGAAAAGATCATCTCCATCTCTGACGACGCAAATCCGGTAATTCGCGATCAGGCTAAGGCCTTTCGCCGTCGGATGGTAAAAGTATTAGAATATTATATGCGGCAAGCCATCCGCAGCGACCGGACTACCGTATACAATGCGTTGATTGATGCCGGCCAAAAAGACTTGGCTGAACTCATAAGGAGACTGTGACATGGCCTTCAGCGGCAATTTCATGTGTACGTCGTTCAAAAAAGAACTTTTGTTCGGTGTTCACGATTTCGCGAACGGCGCGGACACGTTCAAGCTCGCGCTATACACCAACTCCGCTAGCTTTAACGCAGCGACGACTGCTTTTACGACTAGCAACGAGGTGAGCGGGACGGGGTATTCTTCGGGAGGCGGGTCTTTAACCAACGTCGATCCATCTGCCAGCGGAACCACCGCTTTGACGGATTTTTCAGACCTGACCTTTTCAAGTAGCACGATCACTGCACGGGGCGCCTTGATCTACAACTCCACGCCTAATACCACCTCCATTTCCGTGACGAACCCGACGGTGGTTGTTTTGGATTTTGGTGGAGATAAATCTTCTACATCGGGCGACTTCACTGTAGTTTTCCCTACGGCTGACGCGAGTAATGCCATCATCAGGATTGCCTGATGGCTGATGTAGTCGCCGCCTTTCAAGGTTGGAACTCCTCCGCCGGAGGGTGGGGTGATGGCCCTTGGGGCGGAGACGCAGCTCTCCCTGGCCTAACCGGTGCCGTTGGCACGGTTACGGTAGATGCCGCAGCAAATGTCCCCACCACGGGTCTTCAAGCCACCGGCTCGGTGGGCAGCGTTACGGTCACCGCGGACGCTAATATTTCGCCTTCCGGTCTTCAAGCAACCGGTGGGGTCGGCAGTGCCACTATTACCAGTCAAGCAAATGTTTCTGTTACCGGACTTGCTGGCACTGGTGGGGTGGGCTCCGCCACCGTCACCGCAGACGCCAATGCTTCAGTAAGCGGTTTAGCGGCTACCGGCTCCCCCGGCAGCGTCACTGTCGTAGCAAAAGCAAATGTTTCTGTTACTGGATTGTCTGCCACCAGCGCGGTTGGCAGTGTCACAGTCCAATTAAGCCAAACCATTGCGGTAACCGGCCTGAGTGCGACTGGCGGTGTCGGAAGTGTAAGCACTACCACGGTCACCAATGTGGACGTAACAGGCAGCTCGGCTACCGGTAGTGTTGGCCCTGTTTTAGTTTGGGGTAAAATTGTTCCAGACCAAAATCCGTCCTATAGTCCTATAGTACCATCACAAAGTCCGTCTTGGGCAGAGGACGCCGCTAGTCAAACGCCCGTTTGGGCAGAGGTAACACCGAGTCAGAGTCCGTCTTGGTCACAAGAAACAGCGGCTCAGACGCCTGATTGGACCGAAATTGCGGCTTAGAGGATTGAGAAATGGCCAGCACGTATACCGTTAACCTGGGTATTGAGAAGATCGGGACTGGAGAGCAGTCCGGTACTTGGGGCACAACCACCAATACCAACTTTGATCTGATTGACGAAGCCGTAAACGGCGTTATAACGGTCACTCTTTCCAGTGCGGGCTCTTCGGGGTCGCCTAATTCCCTTGTGGTTACCAATGGCGCTTCGTCAAACGGAAGGAACAAGTTTATTGAGTTTGCCGATGGCGGCGACTTGGGCGGCACTGCTTTTGTCCAATTAACCCCCAACGACGCCGAAAAGATTGTTCATGTCCGAAACAGTTTATCAGGTAGCCGAAGCGTAATTATCTTCCAGGGCACCTACAACGCTAGCAACGACTTTGAAATCCCCAACGGCAAAGACGTTGTTCTGAAGTTTAATGGTGGAGGTTCGGGCGCTACCGTTACCGATGTCTTCGCTGATCTTCAGCCCACCGCTCTAACTACGGCAACGCTAACCGCCACCACCGCCGACATCAACGGCGGCACCATTGACGGCGCAACCATCGGCGGTGCTTCTGCGGCTGCGGGGAGCTTTACCACGCTGACAGCCTCTGACGATGTAAATTTTGACAGCGGGACGCTCTTCGTTGATGCGAGTGCTAACAGGGTCGGTATTGGGACGACGAGTCCTTCTGTTACGTTAGATGTTGCCGGGGAAATTAGTTTCGGTGCGTCCGCGAACAAGTTTACGTCTTCCACAAATGTGATAGAAGGCATAGGTACAAACGGTGTAAGGCTTCGCGCTGCTCTTTCCGCTGCGGCTACTCCTTCATTTTCAAACTCTGACGACACCGACACCGGGATGTTCTTGCCGGGCAGTGATGTGATTGGTTTTACTACCGGCGGCTCTGAACGCGCCCGCATTGACTCCAGCGGCAACTTCGGGATTGGGACGACGAGTCCTTCTAACAACTTGCATATCGCTTCCGCCGCCGCCGCTATTAGGCTTGAAGACACGGACAATAATACATACGGCCAAATTGTATATAACACTTCTGCTGGTGGTTTATTTATACGCAGTGATGAAGGCGCCGGGACAGGAACAAGCGGCAGCAATATTATTTTTGAAACTGATGGCACCGAACGCGCCCGCATTGATGCGTCAGGCGATGTCGGGATTGGGACAAATTCGCCACTATCCACTTTAGACACAAGAGCCTCGACAGGCGGCGTTCTTACGCTTTCCACATCTGACACCGCCATTCAAAGCGCAACGAGCGACATCCTTGGAAAAATACAATTCCAAGCGCCCAGCGAAAGCAGCGGCACGCAAGCAATCAAACCTGCTGCCTCCATTTCGGCGGTTTGTGAAGCAACAAACTTCAACTCGTCAAGGAATGACACGGGGCTGGTTTTTGCAACAAACTCCACAAGCGCCAATCCAGTTGAAGGTATGCGCCTCGACCACGATAGGAACTTTCTGGTGGGGACTAGCGTCGCTCACGTAACCACTTCTACCTTTAGCGGGCTGACGCAGCTTGCATCGGGCGTGTCTATTCAAAAGCGCGATAGTGGGGTTGTTGCCCACTTTGACCGGCTCACTGACGATGGAGATATTTTACAGTTTCGACGTGACGGCACCACGGTCGGGAGTATCGGGTCATCTAGTGGTGAGCTAGTTATCGACGGTAACAACGTAGTGCTATCAGAGAATGGCACACAAAAATTATCTTTAGGCGCCACTGCATTATTCCCCATCACAGACAACTCGTATGATTTGGGGACTTCATCAAAACGCTATGACGACATCTTTGCCACCAACGGCACCATCCAGACCTCCGACGCTAACGAGAAGCAAGACATCGCGGAGCTTGACGAAGCTGAGCGTCGCGTAGCCGTAGCCGCTAAGGGCCTTTTGCGTAAGTTTCGATGGAAAGACTCGGTGGCCGAGAAAGGCGACGACGCCCGCATTCACTTTGGCATCATTGCCCAAGACCTGCAGGCAGCTTTTGAAGCTCAAGGCTTAGACGCTGGTCGCTACGCTATGTTCATTCATAGCACTTGGACCGACGAAGAAACTGGCGAAGAGCGGAGCCGCATGGGTGTACGGTACAGCGAGCTTCTCGCCTTCATCATTGCAGCGCTTTAAGGAGCATAATTATGGCAGCAACTTTTACATGGACCGTCTCCACACTTGACCGCAATCTTGCAGACGGCGGGGTAACCGGGGCGCACTGGCGGTGCAATGCCTCTGATGGTGACTTCGCTGCCTCCATTTACGGCGTGGAAGGCTTCACTTACGACGCTTCTAGCTCGGACTTCACCCCTTATGCTGACCTCACTGAGTCCCAGGTGCTAGGTTGGGTCTGGGCGGGTGATGTTGACAAAGACGGGACGCAGGCTGCGCTGCAAGCTAGCATTGACGCCGACAAGACCCCCACCTCTGGCACCGGAGTGCCGTGGTAAATGCCACTTCAAAAGCTCCAATTCAGCCCTGGCGTAAATCGCGAAACTACGTCTTATACCAACGAAGGCGGTTGGTTTGATGGCGATATGGTGCGGTTTCGATTTGGAGTGCCGGAAAAAATTGGCGGGTGGGAGCCCACCTCGACTAACACTTTTTTGGGAACATGCCGGGCCTTACACGCTTTTGTGGCGTTGGACGGAAGCCAATACATAGGTCTTGGAACCCACTTGAAATACTACATTGAGCAGGGTGGTGGTTATAACGACATCACGCCGATTCGCTCCACGACCTCCGCAGGAGATGTGACTTTTGCTGCTTCCAATGGCAGCTCGACGCTGACCGTAACTGATTCCAACCATGGGGCGATTGCGAACGACTTTGTGACCTTTTCGGGAGCCGCGACCCTGGGCGGTCTGATAACAGCAGATGTTTTAAACCAAGAATATCAAATAGTTGACGTACCTACGGCCAATACTTACACCATCACGGCTAAAGACACCTCTGGCGCTACGGTCACGGCGAACTCTAGCGATACAGGGAATGGTGGCTCCTCCGTGGTCGGGGCCTACCAGATCAACGTTGGGTTGGACACGACGGTAACTGGAGGCGGCTGGGGTGCTGGAACCTGGGGCCGCGGCACATGGGGCTCGGGTACGTCGTTGTTGGCCACCGGCGCTACCCTTCGTTTGTGGTCTGCCGATAACTTTGGTGAAGACCTAATATTTAACGCCCGAGATGCGAGCATTTATTACTGGGACAAGTCCACCAGCAGCGCTCCCTTTGCGCGCGGTGTAGAACTTTCCAGCTTAGCAGGATCAGATTCGACAACCCCAACCATTGCCAAACAAGTGCTGGTTTCTGACAACGACCGACACATTATTGTTTTTGGATGCGATCCACAGGACAACATTGGGGTACAAGACCCGCTTTTGATTCGTTTTTCAGATCAGGAAAGTCCGACTACTTGGACTGCGACGGCTACCAATACGGCGGGTGATCTTCGCATCGGCTCCGGGTCTGAGATCGTGTGCGCGGTTGAAACGCGCCAGCAGATTCTTGTGTTTACGGACGTCAGCCTTCATGTCATGCAGTTTCTTGGGCCGCCCTTTACCTTTGGCATCAACCAGATTTCTGAAAATACGACCATCATGGGGCCGAATGCTGCCAAAGCCGTGGACGATTCGGTTTACTGGATGGGACAAGAAGAGTTTTATGTGTACACGGGTCAGGTGCAGAAGCTGCCTTGTTCCGTCAAATCTTATGTATTTAATGATTTCAACAGTTCTCAGTCCAAGAAGGTAACCGCAGGACTTAATTCATCTTTCAATGAAATAACGTGGTTCTATCCCTCTGCGAGTTCAGATGACATCGACCGTTATGTAACATTTAATTATTCTGAAAACGTCTGGACTTACGGGACTTTAGCTAGAACAGCGTGGATTGATCGCGGTATTTTGGAAAAGCCTATTGCTGCAAACTCTGATGGACGGTTGTACGAGCACGAAGTCGGAAATGATGACGGAACAACCAGTCCCGCCTCTGCGATTACAGCTTTTATTGAGTCTAGTCAGTTAGATATTGGGGACGGGGAAAACTTTGCATTTATACGACGCTTGATTCCCGACGTAACTTTTGACGGCTCGGAAACGGGAACGCCCTCAGCCGACTTTGTGCTAAAAACACGGAATTTCCCTGGTGCGGCGTACTCGACCACGGACACCTCCGCCGTATCTCGGTCAGCCACGGTCCCAGTGGAGCAATTTACGGATCAGGTTCATGTGCGATTACGGGGTCGAAGCTTCGCGCTGCGCTTGCAGTCCAGCACTACAGGTGTTCAATGGCGCCTTGGTAGCCCGAGAATAGATATTCGCGGGGACGGGCGCCGGTAATGGCTCAGCCAGTAGTCAAACCGCAGTTTCCTGTAGCCCCGCAGGAGTATGATCAGCGCTATCTTTCGGAGATTGTGCGGTCTTTCTCTGTATTTGTGGAACAGATTCAGAATCCGGGCCCGGGTCGGGCCACGCAGCTTACTTTGACGGACCTTCAAAGTAATGACTTTGAATTAGAAACCGGTGCTTTGTTTCAAGTTGACGGCACGGTAAAGATTACGCAAGCCAACACTCCTCATGTGGTGGGGTCCGGTAGCACGGGCAGTGTTGGCACGGTAACGGTGTCTACGCCATGAGCAATCAAACGGTAATTACCATGCGTGATGGCAGCCAGTGGCTGCCTTCAAGCAGCACTGACAAAATTCAGTGTGCAAACTGTGGTAATGAAGTGGATACCCCTGAAGAGCTTTTGAGCTATCCAAGCGGAAATTGTCCGCAATGTGGGAGCCCGTGGACGGGCTCTGAAAAGCGCAGTACACTCATTCAAGTCACTATGCCACAAGGCATTTCAGGCGGAGCGGCGTGATGGCGGAACCGGCTAACGAACAGCTTGAAGAATACGAAGTTCCCGCGGGCGGGATTGCTGATTTCATCGCATCGGACGAAGAAATTGAGGCAATGGACCGCGAGGATGCTGAGCGCGCCTTTGGTAGCGCTGGGATCGCCAACTTTCAAGATGTAGCGGCTCGTATGGCCGAGTATGGCCGTTTTGGGGACGATACCGTAGCCCACGTGCAAACCGGTGAAATTGTCATCCCGGCGGCGCTGATTGCGGACAACCCCACCCTTAAAGAATCCATTTTTGACGACCTACGGGCCCGAGGGATTGAAGACCCTGAGCGCTATGTTGTTGGGTCGCCGGAAAACAGCATCAACCCCGACACCGGTCTGCCTGAGTTTTTCCTGAAAAAGCTCTTCAAGGGCGTCAAGAAAGCGTTTAAGAAGGTCGGTAAGTTCCTCAAAAAGGCTTCGACGGTAATCCTACCTGTCGCCTTGTCCTTTGTTCTTGGACCGGTTGCCGGTCCCGCTTTGGGCTCTGGGATTGCCACCTTGATCAATGGCGGGAACATAAAAGACGCCTTCAAAGCGGCAGCCATTTCGGGTGCTGCGGGGGGCGTTTTGGCAGGTGCTGGAAATGTTCTAAGAGGCGGCACTTTTACCGAGGGCGTCAGAAGTGCTGTGGGCCTTGGAGGCACCGGAGTAGCACCCTCGGTCCCCGTAACGGACGCAGTGCCCTCAGTAACTGGCGGCGAGCTTACCGCCAAAGGGTTTCAAGAAGCGGCCGCAGCTAAAGCTAGTGGCGTTGCTTCGGGCCTGCCCCCGGTAACTGACGCTCTTTCCGTCGCTGACCAAGCAGCCCTTAGAGGCGCGGAAAATCTCGCATCAAGCTTAAAAGCTAATCAGGGTATTTCTGCGGCCCTTGATGCGAAGCTTCAGCCCCTGGCCGGGGCAGGCTCCATCCCTGGCGGCGCAGCCACTACCTTCACCCCTGGAGTTGGCGCAGGAGCGCCCTCTGGCGTGACCCGCGCTATTGCTATGCGCCCGGGCGAGACGGTGCAGCAGGCCCTGGCCCGAGCCGGTGGCGGACCCAGCACGATTCGCAGCACGATTACGTCTTCTCAGCCCTTTACCACGGCGCCCGCAGGCGCAGGCGCTGCCGGTGCGGGGTCCATCAGTTTCCCGACCGCGACCAGCGGCGCGGGAGCATCAGGCGTAACGCAGGCCGCGGCTCCTGGGGCGGTGTCACCTCCCGTTAGTCCGCCCGCGAGTGCCGCTGTAGGTGCTCGGATGCCTTTAGACGTCGCAGCGCCGTTAAGCGGCGCGGGGCAAACTATGGCACAAGCTCAACAACAAAGCCTTATACGACGCCTGATTCCCGATTCGGTGGAGGAATTCTACGGCGATTACATCTCTCCGAGTCGTGGGGTGCTTACGGAAACCCAGCTTCAGAACTCGCCGGAGTTTGCATCTGCAATTCAAAAAGGAGCTTCTTACTCAGAAGCTTTAGCTTCTGCAACCCGACAGCTCCAACCGGGCCTCATTAGACGTTATGCACCTTTAGCCGCTCTTGGCGCAGCAGGCCTGTACGCCGGTGGTTTCTTTGAAACCCCGGAGCCGGAAGAGATCACTATTGGCTACCCTTACACCGGGTTCGATCTTCTTGCTGCGAACCCTGAGTATTACGGGCTTCCTGGCGGATATACGCCACCAACGTACACTGGACCGCCGAATATCCCTGACATGACCGCTGCTGATGGCGGTGAAGTTTATCCGCGCCGCAATGGCGGCATCATGCCCGACGAGGGCATCCCGAATGAAGACAGCGTTCGAGCACTTTTGATGCCGGGCGAATTCGTTATGACTAAGGACGCCGTGCGCGGTTTAGGCAACGGCTCCGTGGACCGGGGGATCAAGAACATGTATAGCGTGATGCGTGATCTTGAGAGCCGAGGTAGGGCTTCCTAATGTCTGAGACTCAAACAACCATATATCGTGAAGACCCTCGAATTGAGGCCGAACGCCTTGCACTTATGGAGCGCGCGAGGCAACTTTCCCTGCGCGAGGGGTCTCTGCCAGAATACGAGGTGGCGGATTTTGCTGATCTCCAAGATCAAGCCCTTGCTAGGACGGCCGCAGGGATTGGTGGTTTCGAGCCCTATCTTACTGCCGCAGGGCAGAGCCTGAATGCGGCCGGGCAACAACTAAGCGGTGTCATGAGCGGCGCAACTCCCTTTCAGCAAGAAGCTGCGGGGGCGTTTCGCGGAGCGTTAGGCGCCATTGGTCCGCAGGTTCAAACAACCCAAGGGGACATTGCGGCAGCTTTGGCCCAAGGAGATGCCCGGACCGCCGAAGCTATACGAGGCCTAGGAGTGGCCTCTATGCGGGGTGAAACCGCTGCCGACCGTGCTCGTAGAGGGGCTCTGCAAGCAGTTTCCGGTGCCCGCGGAATCACCTCTGAAGCGGCTCGTCAGCTCAGAGCCGCAGGGGGCCTGGGCGCAAGAACGGCCCGGCGAGGTATTGCACAGCTTGCTGGAACGACTCAGACCTTCGATCCGACCTCTGTCTCTCAATTCATGAGCCCCTTTGAACAAGAAGTTATTGACCAAGCGCTATCTGATATTCGCCGGCAAGGAGACATCACTGCGCAATCGCAACGTGCCCAAGCAGTAGGCGCGGGGGCCTTTGGGGGCGCGCGGCAAGCAATTCAGGCGGCTGAAAATCAGCGGAATGTTTTGGAGCAACAAGCGCGGACCGCAGCCCAGCTTCGGCAGCAAGGTTTTGAATCTGCCTCACAACGAGCGCAGCAAGCTTTTGAAGCCCAGCAGGCGCGAGCCCAGCGAGCGGCTCAACTTACCGGCGGTCTTGGTGCCCAGGGAGCAGAGTCCGCGCTTCGGGCGGCGCAAGCGGCGGGCGGTCTTGGGCTGTCTGCGGAAGAATTAGCAGCGCGCTCTGCACAACAATCGGGTCAGCTAGGCCTTAGCTCCGCGGCGCTTGCCCAGAGAGGGGCGGG